CACGAGGCATTGGCATGTGGTCTTATACCATTTGTGTGGCATAACTATGATATCAAAAATACAATTGTTGGTGACCCATGGCAAAGAGTATCAAGTGTGGAAGAACTATATGAAAAGTACGAAGAACTGAATAGTGCCAAAGGAGACTTATGGGGTCAAAAATTCTTTGAAATAGAACTAGAATATCAAAAGAATGTCCTGAAGTCAAAAGATGAGTATTATCAATTGTTTAAATCAAGGCTTGACAAATTGTTAGAAATATGATAGCCTAATAGTTTATATTATGGAAAAGAAAATTGACCCGCTATTAGAAGAGCAATGGGAGGTATTTCAAAAAGAAAACCCAAGTGCGACATTTCGACACATAGATGAGACAAAACTAAAAGATAACTTAACAAAAGAATTATCTTATGCTGCCAATATGTCAGTAGAAGAATATACACTATATCAAAAATGGTGTGAAGTTAAAAACAAATATCCTGCTCAAGTAGTAAACACATTGTTTGGCGAAGAAAGTCAATTAGTAGATTTATCAAAAGACAAATTATTAGTACATGTTAAAAACAATATATGGGCACCTAAAGACCCTATGGATTTTGAGAAGTTAGAACCAGAACTAATCTATACAAAAGATGACCCTAGTTACCCACAATTGTGGAATGCAATAAGAACATTTGCCTCTACAATGAAGAACAATAACAATATAGGTCGTAATTTAAACTTTATAGTAAGAGACAAACCAACAAAGAAATATCTAGGTGTCATTTGTATATCAAGTGATTTTTTAGATTTAACACCTAGAGATAATTACATAGGTTGGGATAGAGAAAGAAAAACTAAAAAGATGATTAATCATACGGCGATAGGTAGTACGATTGTGCCACTACAACCACTAGGTTATAATTACACAGGTGGCAAGTTACTTGCGTTGATGTGTTTATCAGATAAAGTACAAGAGACATGGAAAAAAGAATATGGCGATACAATGGTTGGTGTTACAACTACAAGTTTATATGGTAGTTTTAGTCAATATCAAAACTTAAAACATTGGAAGAAAAGAGGTCATAGTGCAGGTAGTGTATCATACGAAGCAACGAAACCTACTATTCAGATGTTAAGAAAGTGGATTATGGAAAATCACACTAGAAAATACTTTGAATGGTATAGTGCTACAAAACCTACAGGTCAACCATATAAGAGAGACCACAGAAATAGAAGTCATACATTTGCATATAGTAAACTAGGTATACCAAAAGAGTTAACAAAGTCAGACCACAGTAGAGGTATCTATTTTTCCACACTATATGATAATACAAGAGAATTTTTACGAGAAGAAATACCTGAAGATAAACTAGTCAAAAGTTTTGATAGTAGCGTTGACGCATTATCAGAATTATGGCGAGAGCGTTATGCTAGAAAGCGTATTAAATCATTGATTGACCAAACAAGGACAAACATGGAGACGCTTTACTATGATGACTTGATACATTTAACATGGGAAGAAACCAAAGAAAAGTATCTAAAACAGGTAGGAAGATAAGAACAAAACAAGAACATAGGCTGTGCGATATGACGCACCAGCAATAAATCGTTGATTTATAAAGGTTCTTTTTTTGTATTTTATGCCAATATATGTTGACTTTTTAACCAAATTGGTATAGGATATACAGTATATTATGAAAACGAGGTCAAATATGAATACTATTTCAAAAGAGCAAAAATCAAATCTTGCTAAATTACTTGCAACAGAAAATCTAAATGTAGAACACCGTAAAGTTAAGACAGCACACTTTGTACCTAAGACTAGAACTTTATGTCTTCCAATATGGGACAATATGTCTAATGACCTTTATGACTTATTATGTGGACACGAAGTTGGTCACGCATTATGGACTCCTGCTGATGAGACAAAATTAAACGAAGCAAAAAAGAAACACAATATTCCTCACTCTTACATGAATGTTATTGAAGATATCAGAATTGATAAGAAGATGAAATTAAAATACCCTGGTCTTAGAAAATCATACTTTAACGGTTACAAAGAATTAGTTGCTAGAGACTTTTTTGGTAAGATTGGTGACGAAGCAAACAATATGAGATTTATAGATAGACTTAATGTCTTCACAAAATCTGGTCACTTAGAAAATACTATTGAGTTTAATGACCAAGAAAAAGCATTTATTGAGAAATCAAATCACTTAGAGACTTTTGATGATGTAATTGACCTTGCAAAACAAATATTCAAATATTCTGGTGAAGAAAATTACGACAAAGAAAAAGATCCTTTATATAAACAGTTAAAAGAAATAGAACAAGATAAACTTGACCAAGAGGAAGAAGACAATCAATCAGAGCAATCTGATAGTTCAAATAGTCAGGATCCAGGTGACCAAGAACAAGAACAATCTGGTGGTGATAAAGAAGAAGATAAACAAGAAGACAATGCTTCTGGTAGTTCACAAGGTAACGAAGACAAACCTGAAAACGAGAATAAACAAAAAGTAGATGGCGACAAAGGTCACATGGGTGGTCATAATCCAGATTATATGCCTGAGAAAATTACTCCTTCAAATAGTGACGGTTCATTATCAGATGAAATGTTTAAAGAAGCAATGAAGTCTTTATCAAATATGTCTGAGAATACTAGAGACCGTAAGTATGTTACATTACCAAAACTTAACGAGGAAGATGTTATTGTATCTTCAAAACATATTGCTCAGTTATACAAAAACTTTTATGCTAAAAAATATTCATCAACTCCTACATTAATGGCAAATAGTCTTAATAGATTTAAAGAGTGGAAGAAATCACAATCTGGTACAATCTCTTATATGGCAAAAGAGTTTGAAATGAAAAAAGCGGCAGATAATTACAAAAAGTCTTTATCAAGTAAAACTGGTATTATCAATATGAATAAATTACATTCTTACAAATACAATGATGATATCTTTAAAAGAATACAAGTAGAACCTGGTGCTAAGAACCACGGTATGATTATGTTTATAGATTGGTCTGGATCCATGTCTCAAAATATTGATGACACAATCAAGCAAACTTTAAACTTAGTAATGTTTTGTAAGTCTGTTCAAATACCTTTTAGAGTATTTGCTTTTTCAGATATTACTAGAGCTGCGTTCTATAAAGAAGACCATGACGATTATGGTTATTCAAGTAGAGCAACTAGAGATTTAAATAACAATCCTTTTAAACACAAACAAGGTGACTTGTTTATTGAAAATGTAAACTTAATTGAGTGGTTATCAAGTGACCAAAAAACTCCTGAGTATAATGAGAATATGTTAAACTTATATAGATTTGGTGAGTATCATGCTAATTATTATAATTATAGAAGAAATTATGACACTATGGAAGAACCAATTGATATGCCTAGTTGTATGAGACTTGGCGGTACTCCTCTGGATCCTGCTGTAGTTGCTTCTTTAACTATTGTTAAAAACTTTATTGCTAAACATAAGATACAAAAAATGAATACAATCTTTTTAACTGATGGTTGTGGTCATTCAATGTATAATACTGTTACTTATGATGACAAAGGTAACTTAGCGTTAGATTATGATACTGAAAGAGCAGATTTAGTTATTAAAGGTGCTAACAAAAAAAACTATCCTTATGAAAGTCATAGATTTACAAAATCAACTGGCGTTATGTTTGATATGTTAAGACAATCTACTGGTACTAATATTGTAGGTTTCTATGTTACAAGTAGAAATAATGCTAGTTACTATGATATATCAAATTTCTTACCAGAAGGTGCCGGTTATGACGGTGTTGACGCTGTAAGAAAACAAATGCGTAAAGATAAAGTTGGTACTATTGTTGGTAATGGTTATGATGAATTGTTTATCATTCCAAAAAAGAATTTAAAGATAGTTGACGAAGAAGCGAAGATTAATCCAGATATGTCAATTGCTAAAATGAAATCAGAATTTGGTAAGACTTTAAAAACTAAAAAGATATCCAGAGTTTTACTGAATAAATTTGTGGAAAGAGTTGCCTAAATGAAAAAAATGACTAACTGCGACATGTTGACACAGCAATTAATTCGTAAAGCGTTGAAAAATAAAGGTTTTATTATGCCAATAACGCTTGACTTTAACTACAAACTGTGATAGGATATAGACTATATTATGAAAAAAAATGAAAGGACTACATTTATGTTAAACGAGAAACAAAAAAAGTTTGTTGACCTTGCTGTTAAAGAACTTGGTACTGATACAGTAACGAGAAAGCAAGTACAAGAACTTGAAACAAAATTTAACCTTACTGGTAACAGTTGGTTAGTAAATTCAGGAGATTACAAAGTGGGCAGAGGCGTATATAAATTACCTACTGACGGTGTTGTAAACCCTAGTAAGAATATCAAACAGAAATTGCCTAAGACTAAAGCAGTTGCTGAGACAGTTACTTTAAAAGAGACTGCTCAAAATACTGAGAGTTTAGTTCCTAATAAAGAGGCAACTTTCGTATCATTTGGTAATTACAAAGATATTAAGAATATTGTAAAATCTAAAATATTCTATCCTACATTTATCACAGGTCTTTCTGGTAACGGTAAGACTTTAGGTGTTACTCAAGCGTGTGCTGAGTTAAAAAGAGAATTAATTAGAGTTAACATAACAGTTGAAACGGACGAAGATGATTTACTTGGTGGTTTCAGACTTAGTGACGGTGCTACAGTATGGCATGACGGTCCTGTTGTTGACGCTATGAAGCGTGGTGCTCTTCTATTGTTAGATGAGATTGACCTTGCTTCAAACAAAATTATGTGTTTGCAACCTATCTTAGAAGGTAACGGAGTGTTCCTTAAAAAGATTGGTAAATTTGTTGAACCTGCTGAAGGTTTCAACATTGTTGCTACTGCCAATACTAAAGGTAAAGGTAGTGAAGACGGAAGATTTATTGGTACTAACATACTTAATGAAGCTTTCTTAGAAAGATTTCCTGTTACTTTTGAACAAGAGTATCCTCCTGTAAAAGTAGAACAGAAAATTTTAGATAATGTTATGTCCGCTTATGCTTTAAAGGATCCTAAGTTTACTGAGAACCTTGTTAAATGGGCAGATGTTATTAGAAAAACTTTTTATGATGGCGGTGTTGATGAGATTATTGCTACTAGAAGACTAGTGCATATCATTAATGCTTTTGCTATCTTTAAGAATAAACTTAAAGCTGTTCAAGTTTGTGTAAACAGATTTGATGACGATACTAAAAACAGTTTCTTAGATTTATATTCTAAAGTTGACGCTGGTGTTAACATGGAAGATATATCTGGAAATGCGAATGATGTTGACGCAATAAACATGGAAGAGGAAACTCCAAGTGTTTAATAAAAACATTCATAATGTAGACCTCGTATCCGTGGGCAGCAATGTCCACGGATTTAAAACAAGCGGGTGTGGTATAGAAGTATTACGCCAGTTTACCAAACTGGAAATGCAGGAGCGTTACCTGCCATCCGCTCCAATAAAAGGAACATTATGTCAATAACTGTTGTAGTAAAAAACAATAATGTTGAAAAAGCAATCAGACAGCTTAAGAAAAAACTTATGAGAGAAGGCGTAGTAAAAGAATTAAAGACAAGACAATACTATGAAAAACCATCAGAAAAAAAACTCAGATTAAAAAAGGAAAACATTAAGCGTGTCCTAAAAAACAAAAAAATAAGGGAAAGGGAACTATAAAATGTTAAACTTTATAAAAGATTTCATTAGCGATAGTGAAAAGACGACCAAGACAAACAAGAAAACGAAAGGAAAAGTTGTTATGGGAAGAGCTAAAATAGCGAATAGCACTAAATTTCTTAACGCCATGTTAAGAGGTGCAAGTGTGTCATGGACTGACGCACAAGAAAAATTTAACTTAAAGAGACCAAGAGCGGTTGTAGATAAGTTAAGAGAAGAAGGATATTGCGTTTATGCCAATAAATCTTCAAAAGGTACTAGTTACAGAATTGGTACACCTTCAAAAGCGATTGTAGCCGCTGGCTTAATGGCGCTTGAGGGACAAGCATACGCATAAATAGTTTATCTAGGTAGCTCGTAAATCCTAGATAAGTCTTGCCTCTCGTAAATGCAAGACATTGAGTTTGGCAGTATCTCTTTAAAAACTGCCACTTGAAATATGAAATTTAATGATTATATAAATACTTACGAAGCATGCCATAAGGGTGTTTCAATTTATATAAAAAATAACTTTGCTTTAACAAAAGGAGGTTCAAATGACCAATTACAAAGCACTCTCTATTTTTAATTCACTTAAACCATTTACCGTAGGGTATGATGATTTATTTTCGCATTTTGACGAAATGACAACTCATCTACCTCACTTGACAGCAAACAATTTCCCACCATACAATATTGTTAAACATGACAGTAATAAGTATGATGTTGAAATGGCATTAGCAGGATACAGTAAAGATGATGTTATAGTTGAATACGAAAACAATCAACTAACAATTAAATCAAAACCATATCCTAAAGACGAAGAAAAGGAAGATACAGAAACAATACACAAAGGTATTGCTAAAAGATATTTTTCTAAAGTCTTTACGATTGCTGATGATGTAGAAGTCAAAGGTGCAGAACTAAAAGATGGTTTGCTTAAAGTAGGTTTAGAACGAATTGTTCCAGACCACAAGAAAGCAAAAACTTTTGAAATTAAGTAAATAGATTGGGCGGCTTAATCGCCGCCCTTAAATTATATTATGATATTAGACCTATTTAAAATACCACTATACTCCGTAAATCTAAACTTAGATACACAAAAAATTTCTGAGTATTGTTTGTTACATCAAATAGATAATGATGGCAGACAAGTTTCAAATGCAGGTGGTTATCAATCTAAAGACTTAGTAGGTGAACACCCACAATTAAATGACCTGTTTATACAAATAGAAGAACATGGTAAAAGTTTTGCAGGTGATTTACATTTAGGTAAAGTATTATTAGATAATATATGGATTAATATTAACGAATACAAAGACCACAATCTACCACATGTACATAGCGATTGTGCCTTATCTGGTGTATATTACACTAATGTACCAATCAATGGTGGTGAGATTGCCTTTAAGCATCCATCAGCATATATCAAACACGAATGGAAGAATCCACATATCAATACAAGTTATACAAGTAGTAATATTGGCATGCCAGTACACGAAAATTGTTTGTATATCTTTCCATCTTGGTTAGAGCATTTGGTAATGCCAAACATGAGTAACGAAAAAAGAATTTCAATTAGTTTCAATTTGAAGCTTGACAAAAGAGTAATTTTATGATAGGATGTATATTATGAACTACAAATTTAAAGAAAAAATTATCTTAGATGATGTGATGAAATATATTGATAACACTTACGGTGGTCATTATGCACAAAGTCAAAGACAATCTACAGAAAACATTATTGACCAGGGACATGGTGATGGTTTTTGTATGGGTAATATTATGAAATATACCCAAAGATATGGCAAAAAAGAAGGCAAGAATAAGGCAGACCTTATGAAAGTTATTCATTATGCTGTAATACAATTGTCCCAAGACCACTACAAAGAAGAAGCTCTTGGTAGTGTAATGAGTGAAAAATATAATAACAATTAAGGAGAATATATAATGCAATTAAGCGAAAGTACAAAAGAGATACTTAAAAATTTTTCTGAGATTAATCCAAACTTGATGATTAAACCAGGCAAAGAATTAAAGACTATCTCTACAATGAAGAATATCCTTGCTACAGCAAATGTAAGTGAAGATTTTCCACAAGATATTGCTATCTATGACTTGAATGAGTTTTTAGGTGTAATGTCATTATTTACAAAACCACAGTTTACCTTTGATGACAAATCGTTATCTATTGGTGAAGAAGGTACATCAACAAAGTCAAAATATTACTTTGCTGATCCTTCAATCTTAACTGTTCCACAAAAAGATGTAAAAATGCCTGAAGCAGAGGTACAGTTTACTCTAACTGAAACAGATTTAACTAAAGTAAAGAAAGCAGCTGCAATGTTACAATTGCCTGATATTTCTATTTCATCAAAAGGTACTGATATTA